GTGCTAGATTAGCTAAGTCACCAATTGGATTAGGATTGATATTAAGTGTACAGCCATCACTAGATAAAGACACACGCAATATGCTTATTAAAGCAATACATACCTGTGGTAAAGATACTGACGTTATACAAAAATTAGAAGCTATTAGCTCTCATCCTGTATTTCTATCAACAAATGATATTGTAAAAATGGTTAAACAATTTTCAGGAAAATAATGTATTACCTACCACATTGGACTGTTAACGGAGAACGGACATCAAGTCAATTTGACGCTTGGCGCGCCGCAGTACAATTAGGAGTTAAACCTAAGTTTTATTTTTATGAAGCACAATATGATCAATTAGATTGGACTACAGAACCAGCGGAATCTTGGGATGAATTATGTTATGAACGTTGTGTAACATTGCGACAAAAATATAAAAAAATAAGTTTATTCTACAGTGCAGGGCGTGATAGTCATCATATACTTAAATGTTTTTATCACTTTGGCATTCCGTTGGATGAGATTGTTTTATTAAATTTAAAAACTAATCATATACGACAGGATGAGTTGATTCGTTTAATATATCCCCAGGTTCATAATTTCTTGCGTAAATATCCAAAAACAACTGTCACTACAGTTGATGTTGGACCTGACGAATTTGATAATTACTTTAAAGATGATTGGCTAGAAAAACCAGCGACTGCATTAGTGCACGGTTACTTTCAACCTACCAACTTCAGTTACTACGTCAAGCAAATCTTACACGCGGATGAGCCTAGTCATGGTATCATATTGGGAGTTGATAAGCCTAGAATCATAATAGAAGATGGAAAGTACTATAGTGGTGTAATGGATAAAACAATGGAAACATTTATCACAGATATTCCAAACATTGAGTTATTCTATTATGCTCCGGACATGCCTAAACTTCATTTGAAACAAAGTTGGATGACATTGAATCACATTGAAAAAACATACGGCGGTGCAGAATATAATCCTATACAGTTAGATCCGTTACTTAATAGCAAGTTTGCATCTCCTAGTGATTCAGTCTTTACTATTTCTACTAAGGCTATTGAAACAAATACTTTGTTTAAGAAACCAAGTAGTATTACAAATGAATTTTTGAAAGAATATTGTGGTAATAGTCATAGTCAGTACTATGATGATTTCTGTATAGCTAGTGGTAGAGGCGCGGCTTGGAATATTAGTTTAGGTATTCAAAACGGAACAAGTAAGTATAAAAATAATGGACAAGAAGAAATCTTTCAAAACTTAATACGTGACGCTATAGCAGATAAATGGACGTCTGTTAATAACTTTACCCACGCTATGGATTATTTAAAAGCGGCTTATTCATCTGCATTTAATAAAGGTGACCCTTATCAAGGTACATTAGGATTATATAGTAAACTTTACTATATGAAAGATGCTATTTAATACCAATTAACATAAAGCGATTATATTTAAGTGTGTGGTAGTTTACTTCTCTCACACCTTCATATAACACCTCACTTAATTGAAATCTTTCTTTTAATTCGTTGATATCTTTTGTAGTTTGTTTAACTAGCCAAGGCTCATCGGCATTTTGCACATCAGTTGCTTGTAAACAAACCATTCTACCTTTAGATATAGTTTCAAACCATTTGGTACTATCAAGCTGATCCACACTACAGTTAATGAATATCGATTCTGTACCGTGTGAAGAAAAGTCAGTATTGTTAATATCCAATACTTGATTGTATACTTTAGGATAATCGTGTTGCCAAGTATTTGTTATTTTATTTGCCACTTCAATTGATTCAGGATCAATATCATAACCGTGAATTACGCCATAGAATCCTGGTCTTCTTGTTATAAGCATAAATGCTAATAAGTTATGCCAACAAGCTAAAATATGTAATGCAGGATTATGCATTTGTTTAATATGTATTGCGTGTTCTAATTCACTACATAGCCATATTTTACTGTTTACCAATCCGTGATAAAACGATTCATAAGGATTATTAATCGAATCAAATGGGGTGTCAAAAATATCTTCCATAGTTTATTTTTTAGTTAAAATCATACAATCTTGTTGCCATCTACTACCCGGTGCAGGATATGATACTGGATTAAATTTATTTAACAAATTAGTAATCCAATCCTTTTTATAAAATGATACAAAATGAACACACCTATTTGCCGGGTATCCGTCACTTAGTTTGTTATCAGTCAAATACGCATAATCCCAATCAGTGGGTACCTCATCACAATCTGTTCTTCTATTTCTAAACCATTCAACTAGTTTTCTATTATCAATATTGCAATAGGTAAAATATATACTACCATTGTTATTTAAGTGTTTGAACAAATGGTTTATCATTTCTATCATATCATCAGCCGTCGTGTGAGAAAATACGCTATAGCTAATTATAATATCATACGTATTATTAAAATTAGGTAACTCATTGTTTCCTGTATGATTGTATGCCGGATTAAACCTGTTATACCACATCCAATTGGCATTTGGATGAATTATTTTTCCTACTTTTATTGATTGTTTATCTACATCAATACCGGTATATTGACTATCATTAATTACTTTGTTACTGCGTAATAAATTTCCGCAGTTACTACCAAAATCTAATATTGTTTGTTCAGTATTCCATTCTAAAAAATTAGAAAAATAATCTGAGGTTGGGAGATATTCTATTAACATAATTTATTTTTTCACTACACCTACAAGGTGCAGTCTAGGTAAGTCTGAGCAATTTATAAATGTATGAGGAACCGTAGTATTAGTCCAATATACTGATCCAATTGGTAGATGCTGAATTATTCCTTCAGGTGTACTATTTTCTTTAAAAATAAAATAACAGGATGGGTTAGTTATTAATGGAATGTGAATTCTAGGAGTAGAATCTTTATGTAAGCTATAACAAGACATAGGATTCACCCACATAAATCTACTTCTGTATAATTTGTATTTGGAAATTATAGTTTCAAAAACACTATCTTTATACAATGGATTTAATATATCGTGTAATAATTCATTACCTTTACTTTTACCCACAGACCCCTCAAAAGGATCTTCACCTTCTTTATATTGAATACCGGACTGTCTACCTTTTTCCCCGTGCATACCCCAGTGGATTTTTTTCTCATTCATAAAATAGAATTTTATTAAAGGTACAATATCAATTGGCTCTATTACTTTTATTAAGTCTTGGCTCATATGTACATATTTAGTCGGTCATTAAAAACATCATAAATAATAGCATATTATTAAACCTGTGCTAAATACGAATAACACTACCCTAAGGATAACTATGTTACACTTCATCACAGATTTAACACATAAACTATTAAACTTTATTAAAGACGACCCAGTAAGACCAGAAATACCAACTGACTTTAGAGTTAGTAATGGTAGAATGGTTGCGGCATTATCTAATAATGACGATGATCCAGATGCAATGGTATGTGTTAGTTTCCATGATTTTGTTCCAGCCGGAGTAGATGATTTATCTAATGTATCTGAAGTTCCGACTACCGCAGTATTCTATACTATATGGAGTTATAAAGCCGGTAAAGGCCGTGATTTATTAATACAAGCGGTAAAAGGTATTCAGGAGCAATATCCAAGTGTAAATAGATTTGTGACATTAAGTCCTAAAACAGAAATGGCAAGAAGATTTCATTTAAAAAATGGTGCTATTATATTCCGTGAGAATATAGAAACCATTAACTACGAATATACTAAAACATCAGGTGAATAATATGGCAAAAGAAGTTAAAATGGTTAGTACTAGTGAAGAAGTAGAACAAATAGAAAATAGCGCATTATTAGCTTGTGATTTTATATATGAGACATTATTACCATTATTAGAAGAATTTGAAAATGATAATGATGATCCAGATTATATTCCGGGTATTGCCACTCACGGGTTATTTGTAGCATTAATACAAGAATTAGCCGATTTGGGATATACTCAAAAAGACTTAAACAAAGAAATCAAAACTTATATGAATACAAGTGTAGGGGAAGTAGTACACTAAAGTACTACATTTTCTGCAAACAAAAGTACTCATTTTTGCCCCTCAGGGGCTTCAAAATCGCTAGAGGATTCAGGAACTCATACTGATACACTTCTAGCGATTTTTGCCAATATTTGACAATAAATGGGCTTTGATGTATAATTCATCTATGAACTCAAAAATCGTCCGTAAGCGTAGAACAGATAGAAATCAAGTGATTTACTTTATCCAAGATACTGTAACACTTGAGTACTACATCGGCTTGACTGCATTGTCATTCAAAGGCAATGTATTTTTGACACTACGCCGTCGTATGCAAAAACATATGCAACGGGCTATGACCGAGAACAAAAACTGGGGTTTGAGTCGTGCCTTACGTGAGCGAGGTGCTGAACGTTTTGTATTTGGCAAGCTGGAAGTGATTCGCGGTAAGCGTCCTGCTCACGCACGTGAGACAGAATTAATTAACACAATGCAACCAGCATTAAACACATTTGGAGTAAAATAATGAACGAAAGAATTAAAGAACTTGCTGAACAAGCCGGTTACTCAAAAGAATTTTTAGCAATTGGATTGCCAAACAATATGGAAAAGTTTGCCGAATTGATTGTGAAGGAATGTATGAATGTTTTAGATCCAGGTGGTCATCAATTGATAGCACGTTTTCACACAAGACAATGGTTGTCGGAACATTTTGGAGTAAAATGAAATTAAACGATATATTACAATGGGTTGGGGCAGTATTCATTATTGTTGGCCATATCTGTAATGCAATTGGACCTGATGCACATCCCTACAACATTGTAGCATTTACATTGGGTACAATTATGTTTTTGACTTGGACAATACGGGTAAAAAATAATCCCCAATTGGTAGTCAACGTTGTTGCGATTGTTACTTGTTTAATAGGATTAGTTAATGCTTGGAGATAAAATGAACAAATTAATCAAAGATGGAAAAGTGGCTGTATTGTATAGCCCAGGATTTGGTGCAGGATGGTTCACTTGGAACCCTACAATGCCTGAACTTATTTTTGAACCTGCCATAGCACAATTTGTATTGGACGAAAAGTTTGACGAACTACAAACTTATGTGGCATTGAAGTATCCTGAAATATACGATGGTGGTATGATGGACTTAGAAGTTGCTTGGGTACCTGAAGGCACTGAGTTTAAAATCAATGAGTATGACGGAGCCGAATCGGTTGAAACAAAAGATGAAATAGGTTGGTTAGTAGCGTGAGGTATATTACCAATAAGTATAAGTCAGTCATTCTTCCATACGAGGAGGGTATGTTAGAATGGCTACACGAAACTTATCCTCATAGTTGTTATTATATCGTAGAGGTATAATATTTCTGTCACATTTATTGATATAAATATCAATATGGACTTTTGGGATATTTTACACTTGCACAAACAAAAAATATTTGCTATACTAGCAATAGCAGTTGGATTGTATTGGTTGCACGTTCCTGAAGATGAACCAGCTCAACCAATCATCACTCTTAAATATAGGTGTGAATTAATTGTAAAAAATTTACACGATTTTCCAAAAAATGTTAGTGACAGTTGTGAAACCTTTTTGAAAGACAAAGATGAAATTGAATGAAGTAAATGAAGCATTGGATCATAAGATTACCAGTGGATCTGAATATCATTGGAACTGTTATCCTGATGGTAGATACTTAGATTACGAAAGTGATTTTGCACACGTATCTGTATTGTATAGCACAACCGATCAGACTGTATACCAAGCTGAAGTTTCTGTTAAACGTGAGGCTTGGGATGAAGATAAGAAACCATATCGTTGGTTGAATCCTGATTATGTAGATGCGTTCTACAAAGAATCAAAAAAACGTAAAGTAGATACTGACATTGCTTGGGACGATGTTACGTGGATTGATTTAGAAATGGAAGAAGATTTCCTAGAAAAGGCTACGGCTATATTCAACGGAGAAGAATGTGACACCCGTGTTCAATTCCCTATTGATATCGATGATGATTTGATATTAAAATTATCTATGGAAGCACACAAACGTGATATAACACTAAATAAGATGATAGAGATTATCTTACAAGAGGTAATCGATAGTCATCGTGTCAACGGAACACTAGACTAAAACGTTATATAAGTATAGCAGGAGATCGTTATGAAAAAAATTCTAGTAGCATTATCACTTTTAGCAGTAA